ACTTAGAAAGTGCCCCTGAAGCGTATGCGCTGGGCCAAACCTTGTACCGACTTTTGACCTTGTGATAACACGCGTCCTTTTTTGTTTTTGCTTTTTTTGCCATTAGTCATTTCCTCTGGAGGTTTGGAGATTTGAAAGGGCATCTGTCCACGACTGATCATAACTTGCTTGCCTTTCTGTCAAACTCTCTATTGATTGAACTAAATGATCTATTTTAACGTCCATGACTTCTGTGCGTTTGTCTACCGTAAGTAACGTAGAAATCATCCACACAAGACCCGCAGATCCTAATGTTAAACCTGTGCCCCAAAACAGAAGCTGTACGTTCTTATCCATTCTACTTACCACTGCTTGCATGACCAATACTTGGCCTTTAGTTTATCAAGAGTGCCTTTGTCACATCCGTGTCTTGCACGAAATGATTTTCTAGCCTTTGGGTTAGATTTTCGAATTTTCATATTGGCGTCCCCAAAACGGACAATCTTTTCTTTTCCCTTGTCACAGGCTTTAACGACAAACTTTTTGCCACCAGAAACTTGGCGTTTTGGCTTGTTGCATTTCATCTTATCTTTGTCGATCTTAGCCATAACTACTCCACAATCACTGATATGGTGGTATTGGCAGGAATCGAAGCGTACACACCTTTTTTAGCTAGTATACCATCCCCAGGGAGAAATATTTCGTCCATGCCTTGAGAAGTTTCATCGACTCTAAGTAATACTTTTCCTGACGCTTCTGATGCGTTGTCGTAAAGTATAATATGACCAGTGGCTCCAGACTCATATGTCAAAAGCACACCTTGTAGGCGACAGCGTCGAGTTACCAACGCTGCCGAAGTTTGTGAGTAAAACGATGTTACTTCACTGCCAACCATCTCGCCACCTACGACAAGATAATGGTGAGTTCGTTCGCCGATCCTGTAAACGCTGAGACATAAACACCGCTACTTGCAATGATGCCATCATCAGGAATGTTCATTACATGATGACCTGTAGGAAACTTTTGCGTTAGCAAAGTGTCCCCGCTTGCACTTCCGTTTTTCAACGTAAAAGCACCCGCAGCCGCCGCGTAAATTACAACCTGACGTAAACGTGACCGAGATGGGCCAACGACAGCCGCCGATGTCCCTTGAACCCAATTATACGCTGTTACTGGACCAGCCATGAGTTATCTCCTTACGGACGAATTACAGTGTTATATGCCTGTGCATACAAGATTGTAATTACGGCAACTCCCGCAGTAGTTGCTGCACTGTTTGTAACCGTCAGCTTTAAATCCGAGGTTCCTGTGTTAGCCCACTCGCCTGTCCCACCACCTTGTGTAGTGACAGTCTTGAGACCCGCAGTTGTGCCCGTTGCCAAAGTGTTAAGTATTGTAGTTGCACCACCAACGGTGTCACCAACGCTAATGTTGGTTGTAGCATTCGCCGCTGTTGATAGATCAACAATACAATCAATAATTTTTGAGTTTGCTGGGATGACCATGTCAGTCGAACCCGCTGCAATCGCGCCACCAGAAAGATCCATGGTGTGCGTCTGCATCATTACAACATAACCTACGTTGGCAATGTCCGAACCAACAGTAGTTCCTGTTGTGTTTTTAATGTTTCCTGCCCGAATAGGACCTGAAAAAGTTGAATTAGCCATGTTGATCTCCTGTCTTGGCTAGTGTCAGTCGCCCAATGCAACTGTCAGGGATAAATTAACCATACAGAAGTTTCAGATAAAAAGAAAGGGGCTACCGAAGTAGCCCCAGTCTATCAGGGAGGAGGTAAATGAAATTACCCCCTACACTATAGCACAGATTTATGCACCTGGCGAACCAAATACTGCGCGTGGGTCTGAGAAACCGAACGAGTAACGCTCACGCGCTTTGAAGCGCATGTTACCTGTATCGAAGTCTGCTTCCATGCCAGTAGTCATTGGCGTACGCTCGAAGTGGATAAATCCACGAGGCGCGTCTGTCATGACGAAGAACGCATCTGGGTCCGTTAGGAAGTCGTTAACGGCATAACCGTTTGGCAACATACCCATTGAACGTAATGCATTGGTATCATTGTCGGCTGTGCCAACACGCAAGTTTGATACCATCAAACGCTCTGCAACGAATTGCAGTTGACGTGGGATGACCAACTTGGTGCCGCGCAACGCGACTTTAAGACCACGCTCGTCAACAAACCCTGCAATGCTGATCAACGCGTCTTCCAAAGAAGTCTCGTTCAAGTCAGCCGCAGTTGTTGGTTCGTTGGCAAATGTACCACCTGATGTAAGTGGGTGGTCAGTTGCACACAACGCTTTGCCGTCACCACCAGCAGATGCGCCAGCAGTAAATGCGTTGTTAAGAACCGCAGCGGCCTTAACTTGTTTTGTGTGAGCCATTGACCGAGCCAACGCACGAGTATAACGTGAGCCTAGTCGATCATAAAGGTTATCTTCGATAGCCTCTTCTGTGATCGAGAATGCCAACGCGATAGTCTCGTGGTTATAACGAGCAGTATACGCTTCGTTTGCGTCGTCGTAGTTGATTGCAGAACCTTCCGACTTGGTTGGTGCTGCGCCGAAACCACTCAACATTACTTCCTCTTCGAATGCTCGATCAGAAGATTCTGTTGTGTAAATCTCTGCATGTTGGTCTTCGTACCTACTGTACTCCATACCGAACAAGGCGTTGAGACCAGGTTCCAACTCTTTCGCTAGTTGTGCGCGAGAGATAGCCATAAGTTAGTCTCCTTATACGCCAGTAGTCGATGGAGTACCAGCAACAATCGCACCATTGGCGGAGTTGAAGCTGTTATTCAATCGAACGATTACAGGGATACCAGCCGCTGTGAAGTCGCTGTTTTCTGGATCATCTTGGATTCCGATGATACGCAGTTGCAGCGCAGCGGTGGTGGCGATTGTGCTAACACCCAACTTAGCAGATGAGATACCTGTGGTAGAAGAACCAGAAGCAGCCGTTGCAAAGTTTGCGTTTGCGAACACATGCCCACGCGCAGTTGCTTCGCTAGTAAGTGAAGCGTCTGAACATATAACAAATGTTTGCATTGGGTTGTCATACACGAAGGCTTTGACAGGATGATTAGAATCCGCGCCAGAACCAGGCCAGTTATTGGAAAAAATAGTTTCACCAGTAGTGGACGAAACGTATTCGCATCCCCAGAACACACCTAAAAGACCCACAGTGCCTCCAGCAGCCGCGCCAACAATGTCAATAAAGCCAGTTGAAAGCGGGATAACAGGAGAACCTTGATAGATCGCGTTAGTGTTTCCAGAGGCGATACGATACTCGGTCGCACCAGTGGTGTTCGTAGCCTGACCGACTACGCCAATCGGGCGAAGCCCGAATGCACCGTTAGTGTTTGCCATAGTAGCAATCCTCTAAATTATTCGGTGTCTCGTCTTGATCCACCGAAGGTTACACGACTTTGCCGAGTTTGATTAATCGGCATTGAAGGATGTTGTTCCTTCATAAGGTCCTGATCTACAGCTACCATCTGTTCGCGGGTTCGGCCCCCGTAATACTCGTTTCTTTCTTGGGCTGTTTCGGCAGGAATGCGACACAACATCAGACCACCTTGACCGATGACGCCCTCGTACCGACCATCGTCGATAGTTGGAGCCTCGTAGTCTGGGTACTCGTCTTTACGGACGGGTTCCCAACCTTCACGCAACTTGGAGTTCACGTTCATCTTGTCTTCTTCGCCGCGCATTGCGACTCGAATCCAACGATGCACAAACCCTTCAGGTGCAGGAGGTGCGGCTAAGTGACTGGGCGGTGCCCATGGTTTTCTGCGCGTTTCAGTTTCGCGTGTTGCGCTTTTGCGCGGTGCTCTTGTGTCAGCCATGATATTACTCCTTTACATACTTGGCGTATTCTTCGAGAGGTACGCCCAGTTTTTTCGCAATCGCGACTTGAGAGTGCGATAACTTGACCGACCTGCGCCCCTGTTTGTTAGTGCGGGATGCGGAATTACCAGCAGAAGCGACCTGATTTCCACCCGATTTCTTAGCCGTATTAAACTTGTGCGGAAACTCCGAA